CCATCTCCTGGTTAGGAGTTTGATCGTCGAATCCGATAACCTTCACAAGGAAGTCATCCTTGTAGAAGTGCTCGAGAAAACTGCGCAGGACTGCCTGTTGCATATACTGCATACAGGTAGGTTCCATGGCAATAACTCGGGGAGTTTTCAACGTCTTAGGTACCAAGACAACCTTAACAGGTGTCTCGGCGCCAGGTTCGTCGAAGTGAACTCCTGACAACTGACTAAAATACCGCCAGTTAGGAAGGAGATTCTCGCCAGCTGTTAAACCGGCTTGTTCGAGACGAGTGGTCCAAGTCTCCTGACGATACTTTCCGTTTCCGGAGAGACCATCAGCAGTAGATCCAGGACCATGTTTCGGCACAACTCTACCATAGTAGACATCTCTGTCTATCTTGGAAAAGAGGGGCGCGAATAACAAATCTGACATAAGTTCAAACTCCCTGAGATCTCTCTCAGAGATAGAACGATCAGATTCTCGCACTTCGAGCTCACACTCGAGATAATTGCGTAGAGCCTTCCTCTGTCGTGCTGGGGAGCACGGTAGAGTCATCTTGCCAAACATCAGCGTTAGCTGACGAATGGCTCGAATGGATTCCACGCAAGGATCATCGAGTAACAGGCCACTACTCCGGTCGAACACACGACTGAAGAAACCTCCGAGAAATCGGGGGAAACTTCCCCCGCGTTCATTGCAGAACGCAGGGTGGTTAGTCACCCGACCTTGGTCCAACCAGCTTTGGGCCGATTTTCCCAGGTCAGGTAGGGTAATCGTTAAAAACGACAACCCCTCATGTTCGACACGAGCCATGACGGTATTAATGTCATGGCTGGCGCTAGTGCAGCATTGGTCAGCAGCTTCCGCTGCTAACCTGGACCAGAGTGACATCAGCCTTTTCATTGGCCCTCCTTCAATAGGGGGTAGCCAAATGCCTAGCCTGATGACATCTACGTCTAGTTCAACTGGGCAGCCTTGGCTGCGCGGTTGGCCTCATTCACTCGCCACGACTGGACCAATTGGTCCTCGGCGTGAACCTTGCAAATGAAGCCCAGGTCCGCAGTAGAAAGACCGTGACGGCGAGGGTCAATTTGACCCATAAGCCAACCACGAGCTTCCTCAACGGAGGCATCCCAGGGAATGAAGGAGAAGGCATACATCTGCGCTTTTTCAAGCGACAGTGTCACCTCACCCGATTCCTCGGGGCGCAAATTGGAACTCAAAAGCAAGTCTCCTTTGGGAGAGGGTGAATGAAGTTACTAGATACCACGGAGTGACACCCGATTAAGGGTGCAGCCTACTTGTTACTGTACTATAAAAGTATCAATAACAAGATTGAGAGTACGGCCAGCCACTGTGAAAAGTGCAAACACAATCAGTAGAGTTTTATAACTCACTGAAATGTGAATGTCCAATCCAGAATGGTCGTCCGCACCGACACGACGTCCGGCCCGGTAGCTTGTGTACTTTTCCCCTGAAAAGGGTTCAGTCACGAGTTTTCCGACCCGGACCTCACTACGACTCACCGCCAAGCAACTTGGCGATGAGCGCATCGGAGCCGGTGGTAAACAGGGTTTTGAAACCCGTGTAAACCGCCAGCGCCTCGGTGTTCGTATAGCCAGCGGGCGGAAGGTCGAAGACGATGTAATTCGCCATCGATACCTTCACGTTTTCCGAAGGCTTGAACGGATCCGAGGTGACTTTCGAATGGTCGATCCTCAGGACTCGGCGAGCTCTTCCCTGTTTGACGAGGGAATGGTTCACCGAAAGCCTGATCAGCCCATCAGCAGAAGTGTAAGCAGACTCGTCCCCTGACGAAAAAGTTTTCGGCAGAGGCGTAGTCGCCGCACTGATGGTGATGGATTGGGGATCGGTAAATGCCATAGGCATCACTCCTAGGGCTCAGTTCTTGAGCCCCAATGGCGTTGGACGCATCACGTTCATCTCTTACCGCAGACGGGTTAACCCGACAGCGGCAAGAATGGACTTCTGGAGGGTCGAAAGACCTCCCATGGTAAGTCCGAACCCAAAGGGGTTTGCCTTCCGACGCAACTTCGTTTCAACAACGAGATTGATGTCGGGAGGTCGTACGGTTGATCCACCGCGAATGTTGGTGGGACGACGAAAGTATAGATATCATGAACAATTGAATGTTCCATGATGTATCCGTACTTCATAACAAGACCATCGTTGGCCCAAGAGTTGGCGTTCGTAATGACATCGCCAACATTGGAAAACCAGTCGATAGCCCAGCTCCACGGGGTGAGTTCCCAAATAACCTCAGGTGTCAGGTCGGCTCCAAGTATCTTACGATAAACTTGGAAGTCGGATGCGAACGGAGTATACAAGTCCCGAAAGAAAGTCATCGGGAGATGATACACGAACGCACCTGAGAACCATCGG